GTTATATTAACGTAAACAAACTAGGAAACGGCAAAGCCGTAGTTGAATGACATATATTATAGTTGATACTGCTAATACGTTTTTCCGTGCTCGTCACGTAGTTCAAGGCTCTGCTGATATTAAACTCGGTATGGCCTTTCATATTACTTTTAACAGTATCAAAAAAGCATGGCAAGATTTCGGTGGCACTCATGTAGTGTTCTGCCTTGAAGGGCGTAGTTGGCGTAAGGATTTTTATAAACCTTACAAAGCTAATAGACAAGAAACTCGCGATGCTATGACTGTTAAACAACAAGAAGAAGACAAGTTGTTCTGGGAAGCATTTGACGAGTTTAAAAACTTCATTACAGAAAAAACTAATTGTACAGTAATGCAACATCCTAATTTAGAAGCAGATGATCTAATTGCAGGTTGGGTACAAGCACATCCAGATGCTAACCATGTGATCATTTCAACTGATGGTGATTTTGCACAACTTATCAGTCCTAACGTAAGCCAATATAACGGTGTAGGCGATTTACATATTACCCACGAAGGTATCTTTGATGCAAAAGGTAAACCTGTTAAAGACAAAAAAACAGGTGAACCTAAACCTGCACAAGACCCAGAATGGATGCTGTTCGAAAAATGTATGCGTGGTGATACTAGCGATAATGTATTTTCAGCTTATCCGGGTGTACGTACTAAAGGTTCTAAAAACAAAGTCGGTCTTATGGAGGCATTTGCCGATCGGCAGGCTAAAGGCTTTAATTGGAATAATCTAATGCTACAGAGATGGACTGATCACAATGGCACAGAACATCGGGTACTAGAAGACTATCAACGAAATGTACAACTGTGTGATCTTACAGCACAACCTCCAGAAATTAAAGTTAAGATTAAAGAAACAATTGAAGCTAATGCTAAACCCAAAGATGTAACCCAAGTAGGAATTCGCATGCTCAAATTCTGCAATACTTGGGATATGAAAAAGATTGCTGACAACATTCAGCAATACGCAGAACCTTTTCAAGCGAGGTATCAATTATGATTTATCTATTGGTTACTGTAATATGGATTTTTAGTGTTGTTTTTATTTGGTGTTTTATTAAAGGTGCATACAACGGCTGTACAGGTAGTTGTATGCAAGGTCGTAGAAAATGTGATTGCAAGTACGGAGAAAAATAATGGCTACTAAAGAAGAAAAACAAGAACTAATCGAAATTCTTAAATTTACACCACGCACCTACAAGATTAATATGTGGGGATACGGTGGTGAAAAAGTTATGGGTACAGTAGAAGAAGAAGTGTGGAATTACTGTATGGATAATCAAGTCGATTTACAAGATATTGCGTGGAACAGTGAAGCTGCCGAAGATATGGGACTGGACGAAGATAAACTTCCGTTTCCTCCCGGTAGCTGGTATGAGTGTGACGACATGACTCACGTGCATGGAGTTAATCGTGATGCTGGTACATTACAGATTGAAGACGAAAATGGTAATACTGTCTTAGAAAGTCCTATTGATAATTTTAGTGGTGATAATATTGACGACGAAAGTCCAGAGCTTAACTGTTTAGATGAAGCATGGATTGGATCACGAAAAAAAGGTGAAATAGTATTCATCGGAAGCAGTAATGAAAAAGGTACTTTCTTTGAAGGTGAGATTGAGCTTAAAGCACCGTTTGATATTCGAAAACTAACTTTACAGTATGATGAAGTAGATGGTGAGGAAATTATTCACAGTGTTATGTACGACGGTGAAGATATTGACAACTGGGGCGGTAGCACAGATGGCAAGAGCAGTGATTTTGTCATGGTCCGAGTAATCGACGACGAAGGTAACTTTGAACGCTACGAACCTGAAGAAAAAGATTGGGGACATCCTGAGATCGGTCCTAGCCCCGACGACTGGGAAAAGAGTCCTGAATTTAAGTTTGAAAAAGTTAAACCAACGCATATAGGTTGGTACAGGGCAGTTTGGAGTCATTTTGGTACTAGCTACGGCAGCTTATACTGGAACGGTGAATCGTTTGGTGACTGGGAATACGGTAAATTTATCCCTCAATCTAATATAGATCGGTGGCAGGGCTACAGTTGGGATACCAGTAACTGGGCTAACAGACCCAAAGAACCACCTAGCATCACTTGCGATAATGAAAAATGCGGTTGGTATGGATTAAGCGATGATCGTCGAACTGACGACGAAGGTGATGATCACTGCCCCGATTGCGACGGTAAAGAATTTAGCTGGATTGATTATGATCCTGATACTACCGAAGGTCGTAAGAATCGTGAGAAGTATTCAGTATGTTAGAACTTATTTTTTTCTTAGCAGGTATCGCTGTTGGATATAATCTAAAGCATAAACCGGAGCCTGTTATACAAGATCCTGAACTTAAAAATCGAGTCACTGTAGCGGAAAATCTAAACGAAAGTCTTAAAAGAGATTTGCAGGAAGTCAAAGAAGCGTTATGGAATTTAAAAAATAAAAAGGATGTAAAATGACAGAGTTACACGCAAAGCCAATTGTAGATGGTAAATTTTGGATCGTAGAACAAGACGGTACTAAAGTTGCTACTCTACATAAAAAAGAAAACAATAAATTTATTTTAAGCAGTACTAATGGTGAAGTCATGTTTAATCGTAAACAGGATTTAACTAGACAGTTCGGTGATAATTTTTTCTTAACTAGTACTAAGATTAAAGTTACTCAACCTGATGCATATGAGTGTCACGGGTATCCGACCAGCAGCCGACCATTTAATGCCATGTATGATGTTCGACGCAAACTTCCATTGTTTACTAAAAGTAATGCTAGTAAGAGTTTATATTGCGCAGGTTATTATGTAATTAAATTTGACAAGGGATGGGTTAAGAGTTTTTGTCCGAAGGCAATTACTATCGAACGTTATCCAAGCAAAGGACCATTTAAGTCTGAAATCGAAATGAAGGCAGTATTATCAAATGCAAAATCAGATTAATTTAACCCCTATTACACAATTTACTCAAATACTTAGAAGTGCTGAACTAAGTCAAAGTAAAGAAGTTAAACTGCCCATTCAACAGGCTAGACTGCTAAGTTTAGCATTGATCGAAATACAAGATAAATTACTACAAGATTACGAAACTATGTATAATGCTATCAAAGGGCAGATACAAACAGAAGTTGTCAATGTAAATATGGATGGTGGTGGGTTCGAAGAGAACAAATAAAGGATAAATATATACGTATATTATTTGGATACGTATATTATGAGTCGACCAAAACCAGCCGTAATTCTTGAGCATGTTAACAAGAAAACCTATAAAGCAGAACAGATCCTAGAAGCAGAAGCCATCTGGGCTGTATTCTATAAGAACGCACCTTTTAATCTCAAATCTTTTAATAGTTTGACCAGCTATCCTGGACCAAAATATAAAAAAGTAAGTTTTTCAAATCCTGGCCACGCACATAATCTTGCCAAGAAGCTCAATCTAACTTTTGGATGCGAAGATTTCCAAGTGGTTAAATTGACTCAAGGCACGATTGTGAAATGATAACTCGAGACGCATATACCAAAATTTTCCTCCAGCAGTGGGGTAAGACAGTTGATGAAACTAATCTTAATCTATACGGGCGTCAGTGGTGGCAATCAAATCGAGTCAACAAGCAGAACGCATTTCGACTAAGTGATGAAGGATTTGAGTTTTTGGTAAATGAATTGGAACTTAAATCTTATGAAATACCATTTACCGAACCGATTGAACTAAGTCCCCAAACTATAATATTTTTAGAAAGATATGTAGACTGTCCATATTATCTAACTGTGGAAAGTATCAGTGTGTTTACTGAGCGTAAAAGTTTTGAATTGATGTTGTTTTCAGACGACATACGCAAATTTGGCCTAATTAAAGCTATGAATGAGCGTGAAAAAGAACTAGCTAATAAAGATAGTGATTGACAACTATTGCCTATCAATGTATAATTGTATACATCAAGTAGCAATTATCGACACATATTTTACAGATAGGAAGAAAAATGGCAGAGTTAGTTAGTCGCACAGTAGGTCCAAAAAATGCTAAAAAGTCTTTGCGTAAGGCTTTTAAAAATCAACGTCCAATCTTCCTATGGGGTCCTCCAGGAATTGGTAAATCCGATATTATCAAACAACTTGGTACTGAGCTCGATGCTCATGTAATCGATGTACGTTTGAGCTTGTGGGAACCAACCGACATTAAAGGTATTCCATTTTTTGATTCAAATGATGGCACTATGCGCTGGGCGCCACCGTCAGAATTACCAAGCCCAGAATTTGCTGCCAATCACAAAACTATCATTCTGTTCTTAGACGAAATGAACTCTGCGGCTCCTAGCGTACAAGCGGCGGCTTATCAGCTTATTTTAAATCGCCGTGTTGGTACATACCATTTGCCAGACAATGTTGTGTTAGTAGCGGCTGGTAACCGTGAAACTGACAAGGGTGTTACATTCCGTATGCCTGCTCCGTTGGCTAACCGCTTTGTTCACTTGGAAATGACAGTTGATTGGGACGACTACTTTGAGTGGGCTGTTGAAAACAAAATCCACAAGGACGTAGTTGGTTTTTTGAGCTTCAGTAAAAAGAGCTTATACGATTTTGATCCAAAATCTAGCTCACGTGCCTTTGCTACTCCCCGTAGCTGGAGTTTTGTAAGTGAGTTATTGCATGACGACGATACAGATGTTGATACACTTACAGATTTAGTTTCCGGTTCAGTGGGCGAAGGACTAGCAGTTAGTTTTATGGCTCATCGTAAGATTGCAAGCAAAATGCCTAACCCTACAGATATCTTACTTGGTAAGGTTAAAAAGATGGAATCTAAAGAGATTTCAGCTATGTACTCGTTGACTGTATCATTATGCTACGAGCTCAAGGATGCCTGCGAGAAGAAATCTAAAAACTGGAATGAGCAAGTTAATAATTTCTTCAGTTTTATTATGGATAATTTTGAAACAGAATTGGTTATTATGGGTACAAAATTAGCTTTGAGTACTTACAAATTGCCATTGGATCCAGATGAAATTAAATGCTTTGACGAATTCCATGCCAAATATGGCAAATATATTGCTCAAGCAACAGAAAAATAATTTAATTTTTCACTGATTGACACCTCCTTCGGGAGGTGTTATAATATATACTATAGTGAACGAACAGGAGCAGAGATGTCAAATTTAGATCCAATTATCGATAAAATTATTGTAGCCCGAGTAGGTTTATTACTTCGCCACCCATTTTTTGGTAACATGGCCACACGCTTAAAAATTGAAGAAGGCTCCGAATGGATGGGTACTGCCGCTACAGATGGTCGTACCATTTATTTCAATCGTAAGTTTTTTGAACCACTTACAGTTAAACAAGTTGAGTTCGTTATTGCTCACGAAATCTTGCACAATGTATTCGATCATATGAGTCGTAGAGAAGGTCGTGATGCTAAGATCTTTAACATTGCCGCTGACTATTGTGTAAACGGACAATTAGTACGTGATCGGATTGGCGACATTAATATCGAAGGTATTACACCATTCCACGATTCTAAATACTACGGTATGGGCGCAGAAGAAATCTATGATAAGATTTTTGATGAAATGGATGAGAAAGAATTAGAAGCTCTTGGCCAATTACTAGACGATCATATCGACTGGGGTGAAAATGGACAAGATGGCAAAGACGGCAACGGTAAAAAACCACAATATTCTAAAGAAGAATTAAAACAAATTCGTGACGAGATTCGCGAAGCTACTGTGCAAGCCGCACAGGCCGCAGGTGCTGGTAACACTCCTGCAAGTGTACAGAGAATGATTAAGGATTTGACAGAACCTAAAATGAAT